TGTGGCTTGATGCTTGCAGCTTTGGGTTCGAAAGAGGATGGCATTGACCAGCTTAGTTGAACTAGTGTTTACCATAACTAACAGTTTTGATTGAGGCGTCCCAGCATTGTCTGCAGTCTCTGCACTCGTTGTTTTGTTTAGGAGCCGGGCAGCTGGCGTTGCTGTTAACAACCTCCGAACTGTTAGGCCAGGAAGCAGGCGCCCGCTGGTCTACCATGGGCGCACTGAACCTTATGACTAAATTGTTTGGCTTGTCCTGAAGATGATCCTTAATCCATGCTTCACGGGTTGGCATCCAATGTTTCTTTGTAGGTGTTAACCTGCACACCTCATAAATTTTTTGCAAGTGATCTAGATCTTGGACATCTCCTGAGTCGTGCCATCTAAAGACATCAGGCTTTTTTGAATTAATAAGTGTTGCCATCGCTTCGACCCATTGCGGTGAGCTTATAGCTGCCAGCCTTCTATACTGTGCATCTTGCACAACCTTGAAAACGTAACAACCTTTGAGCGCATAACAATCATAACAGACTGAACCCTTCACCTGCTGGAGCTTGCCGCCAGTCTTGCATTCCTTCGCGGGTATACCTATTGACCAGCCAGGCATTTTTGACGGTTTACTCAAGCCACCGACTAAGGCCCATGCTTCACTTGTTTTCATGATTTTAATTCCTCCTCCGATTGTTCCTTTAACTTATCAAGATGATTTAATGTTACATCAACTTTGTGTCGAATATGTGTATCGCTGTGACTGATTTGATCCAGGTACTGAATAACGTCCTGAAGTGTTTCTTGTTGTATTTGTATTAATTCAATTGTTTTTTTCATTGTTTATTCTCCTTTAGTTTATAGGATACAATAACATTATAATTTTGTCTTGTCAAGCTTGCAGCTTGTTGCTTGCAGCTTGTTGCTTGAGGCTTGTAGCTCGGTCCCTGATCCATGAGCCAGCGCCAGTGGTTAATCAGGATCTGAGTACTTTCAGATCCTGATCGATTAACTTTACTCACTCTTATTCTCTTCCATATATTTTTTAGACCTCTCTTGGTCCGCTCTTACCAGCTGCAGGATCTCTTCCATATAGTTTGCTATACGGGTAACTCCTTCAGTTAGTTGGTGTAGTTTCTTGTCATTGTCTGTCATATTATACCTTTCTATACTCATCCTACATGATCCCTGAACCATTGTCAAGCGTTGCTTGCTGCTTGAAGCTTGGCGCTTTAATCATTAGCAGGACCAGCAGTGGTTGGTACCAATCATCTATACCTCCACTGGTCCAGCAAATAATGATCAGCTGACTTTGCACCCTTGCGGGCTCCGTTCTGGTTTATTCTCAGCTGATCCCAGATCCAATGGCGTGGGCTTTACGTCCTACTTTGCCACATTGGATCAGGGATCAGTAGCAGGTTCCCGATATTCAGGTTGCCTGCTAATGATCAGATCAGGGGAATTTTTAGGATATCCCCTGAACCTAAATTTTTTATATCACCTAAACAGTATAAAAAACATAAATCAAATATAGTCCTTGACTATCCTATTGTCAAGTGCTAATTATAATTAAATGCAAATAAATAACCAGAAAGGCAAAATGACTAGAATACGAATGAATACTGAACTACGAAATAAGTTGTTCAATAAAATAAAACACACCTTTGAAAATGAGGACACGCAAGAACGAGAGGCATTTTTAGAGGCAAGGGAAACAGTTAATCATGAATATGTAATCGCTCAACAGTTTGCAAAAGAAGTTGTTGAGAGATCATATCCGACAGATGATGTTGCAACACTCCGAACTTTTAAAAAGAAGTATGGACAACCTTGTGATGTTGTTGCAAAAGATAAATGCTTTTACTTTGCACATAGTGAGGACAAAGATGATGAGGGAGATATAACAGAAACTAAATCTCATTTTGATTTTGGTTTGTTTGGCAATCTAAGTGGTAGTGAGTATAGTGATGAAGATGGTAAAAAGTTTGCAGTTGCATATTACCGAGAAGAACTAAAAGCAAAAGACTTAAACCCAGATATCTATGCACAACAAAACGAAAACAAAGACAATCCACATAAAACTAAACATGTTGAAGAATGTATGAAAGCACTTGGGCATAGTGGTAGTGGTAATTATAATGGTGGCGAACACAATGGCATGGCAAAAGATTTTGATAGTAATTATTATCTTGATGTCATTGGAACATCTTATTGCAGATCAAGAGCAATAGCCTGTACTAAACAAGAGTATGAGCATTTTGAAATGTGGAGAACTGCAAAAGCAAATCTAGTATCAAAACATCAAACGTGGATTGATACAATTACTAAACAATGTGATCAATTAAAAATCGGATTAAAAGCATACAGGTATCTAAGTGAGGGAATTGAACTTGCAACCGAACTTGGTATTGAACTTGATGAGGCCGAGTTAATTAGAACTAACTCAACAGGCTTGACAATCTATAATCCGAGCAACTTGGCTAGTATGATTAAAGGCATGAAGAATAAGACACAAACTAGAGAAATGAAAATCATGGCTAGAAAACAATACGAAGAAAGTCTAAATTAAAGTTTGACAAATAGGGCTATCTCTTATAGGATAGTCCTATTAATTAGAAAGGTATAATATGACTAAAACATTTTACATTACATACTATGCAAGTAAGCACAAAAAACACATAACAAGACAAGGCAAACATGACGAAAAGTCAAGATATGGCACAACTAAAAAAGGTGTTCCATATTATGTCTATTACGATTTAGATAGTCATGGATATAGAACAGCAACTACAACATGGAAAGTGAGGCAATAATGGAAACAGTAATGAGATTAATGATGATACTAGTAGGGTTTATAATTGCAATGCTAGGTCTAATAACTTTTTTACACGCAGGTGAACATCAGACGTTAGGAATATTAATTTCTTTCGCCGGTGTAATGTCAATGTTTGGGGGGTTACCAGATAATGCCTAACAAACATTTTTGCCAAGGACCACATTGCCATACTAAAACTACACAGGACAGGTTTCTAAAATCTAGAGGTGTGGTTCGTGGTCGTTATGCAAGTCAAACTATGGACCAAAATAATTACTATCTACGAGGTAAATACTTTTGCAGTACAGGTTGCGAGTATGCATGGTTAGATTATCATATGGATAATATTGAACAAGGCAGACCGGTTGAGTTTATCAGACACAGACGAGAGAGTGGGGGTTATCATAAGGTAACTGAGGACACTCATTGGGGTCCAAGATCGTCAATTCAAAGGGTTGACAACAGAACCGAATTAGAGTAGGATTATCCTATATGACAAATACAAATACAGCTTGGTGGAACTTACCAATCGAGGAGTTAGAGCAGATGGCAGATGATAAGGGCAACATTAAACTTGATACAAAGATCAAGACAACGAACCCATACTCGGGTCAATCAGCAATGCTAACACCAGATGAGCATAAGTTATACATCGAGATTAAGGAACATGAACAAGATGAGGAGTACTCTGCAATGCAGAAGAAACTATCTAAGTTTAGTAGAATGAATGCAGCAGCATACATGACACTGTTAGACTAACTCTTTACCCTAGGCGGGTTAACACAGACAACCGCCTAGGGTTATCCAATAGAGGTACCACACCCAAACCCAATATAGATTATAACACTTACCCCCTATACACCTTACACACAAAAGGGGTCCCACTACTTTTGCATTTATTGCTTGATTTAGACTCTTAATGGGTTAAAAATCGTTTTGAACATCGTTAGTGGTGCAAAAAATTTTAAAAAAATTTTATGGATATAAATCAAGTAGATATAAGTAAACTTCCTGCAGACGTAAGAAAAGAATTTAAAAAACTACAAGTCATGTATGCTGAAAAAAAAATTAGAAATTTAGCTAAAGATGACTTTTTATCCTTTGTAAAATGTGTATGGCCTGAGTTTGTAGAAGGTGCTCACCACAGACATATTGCAAAAAAATTTAATGAACTTGCCGAGGGCAAGATAAACAGACTAATTGTAAACATGCCACCTAGACACACTA